AATCTATATCTCCAGCAGTTGTACCGACCCATACTGCCGCAAAGTTATCTTTAAGATAAGTATTCTGATTAGCCGCTGTCCATAAATCGCCAACAGCTACTAAAGGAACAACGCTATAGGCCATAGAACTCCATTAATACTTCTGGGATTCTTCCTCCAACTGCCAATATAGCATAAAGCCGAGCAAAAGCCTCTGAATAAAGACAGGAATCCACTTCATTTTTGCAACTCGTATCTATTAATAATATTGGCAGTTGTTCATCCACTGCAATCATAAACTCTTCTGTTTGCGATTGCCTTCCACTTTTAAAATCTAATCTATGGCCTTCTTCATGATGACATATTATTGGATTATCACAAATCACAAGATCAATGACTGGAATATACATCGCCTCAAAACCAAATATTAATTCAATTAATATTAATAAAATCTTGTTATATATCATTCTGGGCCTATTGCAATCCAAGCAAACTCGACAGTGAATGCCGCTGCCAAACCATCACCACCGTAAACCTGCACATCAATATCAGCAGCAGCCTGATTAGATAACAAGAATGAAAATATTCCTCTTGCTCCACCTGCGGTCTGTTCTACTGAGCCAGCAAGAAATATTGGCACATCTGAAAAAGCTACTGGATAGGTGATAGTAACGTCAGCAGTATCACCCGCTCCAGCCTCAATCGCTTCTGCACTTCCTGCTTGAATAAACCAATCCGCAGGAACATAGTTATTCGTTCCTTCGGTTGACCAGTTAGTTGCGTGCCCCCCTTGCCTTCCTAAAAGTTTAAACCATTCAGGGGCAGTGCCAGCTCCATCAACTCTCTGAGCAAAGCCAGCAGTACCTATTGCTAATCTCGATTTAGCTGCCGCACCAGTATAGTAGTCAACATCTCCGGCAGTCGTTCCCACCCAGATTGCAGCCATATTATCACGCAAATATGTGTTTTGATTGGCTGCTGTCCAAAGATCGCCGGTCGCAACTAAAGGTACTGCACTATAAGCCATGTACTATTCCCGCCTTTGCGAGAGTATTTTGTCTTTTCAAATCATTTAGAGTTTCATCTTTATTCCACTTTCTTGAAAGACCTTTTATCTTGGGTTGTGAGCATAACACCCTGCCAAGTAATTCTGTACCTGCTTTTCTAACAACCTCTCTTTCTTGAAGTATCTGTTCTATTCGTGCCATCTTACTCTTATTAGGAAATATTACTTTGCGTCCCTTCCCTTTTTGTTTGTAATTGCCGCATGAGAAACAGTAAAACAGTTTTTCTTCTTTACAAACATATTCAACACCGCCGCACTCACACTTTGCAATCCACCTTCCCCAATCAACTATTGCATGTACTGGGTCTTTGTTAATTATGTCGCCAGTAAAAGGAGTATCTAACAAACGTTTCTTTTTAAGTATGTTGCTGCGTCTCAATATCCATTCTTTATGAGTTTTACATCCGTCTCTTTTACATAAGTCTTTAGCTGTTATCATATTTATCCTAAAAAGCAAATATAGTTTCTTCACCCATTTTAGCAGGAAATGTCCAATATCCTTCAACTTCCATGTGCGGTTCTAGCCACCAGGTAGTTAATATTCTACCAAATCCATAATCTTCGTGTGCAATTCCTGCAATACGATATTCAGCATCTATGGTAAGGTCTGCTATTTCTAACTTAATCTTCTCATATAAATCATAACCTAATTGTGCAGACACAGGAGAGTATATTTGAATTATTGGGAATCGATTGTTTCCAGCAAAGAACCCAACAAGAAATGCTGAAAGATCGATTGAAACATTAATATTCTGCTGCCACGGATTGTCAAGTTCAAACACTACCCCTTCTTCAACCCCATCTTGAACAGGTGTGGTTTCTGGCGTGTCAATAGCTTCTCCACGAACCTTGACCGCTATGTAACCGCCAGCCGCATTGTTATTTGTGAATACTAATTTAGAAGTCTGACCAAAGTCAGTTTTTACTAAAACAATGTCCGCGGTTATATCTGCTCCACCTCCACCCTCTACTGTGTTTGCTGTATAGTCGGTTGTAGCAGCACATAAAATCCCTTCTGCTGGCACTTTTCGATTATCATAAGTGTAGTCAGCCCACAATGTAAGTGTTCCACCGCTGCCGTCTATATAAGGTTCTTGATAACAAGTCCACAAAGTCGCAAGAGCTTGTTTTTCTTTTGGATAGGTAATGATTTTTACAAGATCAAATTTGTTCTCCCAGGGCTGAGGAATGACTAAACTTTGCCCAACATCAGTTGCAGTTAGCGTAAGTGTTGGAGCTGCGCCAACATAATGACGGCTATGAAAAGTTGCTTTCCCATCATTCGCAATATAGAATATTCCAAGCTCACTTTCTACTATTTCATCAACAGCTAAGTTAGCGTTTTGTCCGCTGATCCAACTATAAGGAATTGTATCTGCTCCAGATAATATATCAGTACCCCAAATAGCAGGCCATTCTATATAATCAAATAAAGCTTTAAGCATAGTGTCTGCATCTGTATTCTGTGTAAGATCAACATACGCTTTGCTTCGTCCTAATAAATCGTTTCCGTCAACAGCTCTTATTATTACAGTCTTTTTTCTTCCCTGTTCAATCGCCTGTACATCATCTACTATTCCATTGAACACATCGTATTTAATCTCGGTAGAATGATCAACTGCAGTAACTTTTATGTACTTATCAATTCCAACATTCGGATATAAAGGACTTGCAGCATTCAAAGGATCATAACGCCCGTCCTGATTATTTAATTCAAATAGCAATGTACCAATACTTTGCGGTTGAAACCCCTCTCCATTTGATCTGATTAAATGTTTTCTTCCTCTAAACGTTCTGAATGAATTTTGAACTATCCAGGCATCCTCATTTGAGCCGTCAAATACGCTATCTTCGTCCCAGTCTATTTCAACTCCCAATGTCATACTGCCAACAGCAGGACATTCCCACTCGCCGTAAGGGCAAGAACCGTAAAGAGCAGCACCATAAAGAGCCATTATCTACCCCATCCCCTATCTCTTATTCCTTCTTTAATAAACGGATTAAGAGCTTCTTGTACTCTAGTGGAATCAGATATATCAACACCGTAATTGTTATAAACAACAGTTTCGTGTCTTGTAGGGCTAACTTGTCTTGCTGCGCCAGCCCCAGATTGCGAATAGGCGTAATTCACAATACCAGCTCCAAGCGCCAGAGGATTTCTAAGTTTCATTATCAAGTTATAAATTGCTTGTAATCTTGCGGCTTGACCAATAAACGTTTCTACCCAACTAATAATTTCTCTTACGGCGTCACGTATATCGTTAAAGCCATCTCTAAGACTTATTAATTTGTCATAAGAACCCTGCCCAAAAGCCATTTCAATAGCGCCTTCTATATCGCCGCTTTGCAGTAAAGTAAGAATTCCTACTAGCCCGCTACCTTCATCACCAATCACTCTTCCTAACCAATCAAAGAAATTTTGAATAGCTGCTTGTACTGCCGGACTGTCTAAGGCGTTAATTATCCCCTCCATTATTTTGGTAAACAACGGCAAAACGGTAACAGCCAATTTATCTCTCAAGTTCTCCATTGTTGTTTGAAATCTAGCAAAATATTGAGAAGCTGTTCCAGCCACTTCAGGAAGATCCGCTGTGCTTTCTTTTAATTTCTCAGTTACGACATTCGCCATGCCCATTTGGATTTGATATTTGGTTAATTCACTTTCTGCAACACCAAACATCTTTGCCGCTTCAGCAGTCGCTTCCGCTTGAGATACTTGTATCTTTAGGTTATCAATAATCATCGGAGATAAGCGACCAATACCTCTGACGTATGAATCCATTAAGTAGTCAACGCTCTCGCCAGTCGAGGCCGAAATCTTAGTGAAATACTGCATGGCGTCAGGCAATGTTTGAGCAAAATCTTTTCCGATTAGCTGTGCAGCACTATTAAAGTTCTTCATCAGGTCAACTTGATTGACCATACCCAATGATCCTTTGTTAAGTGCTCTAAGCCATCTCTTACTACCCCCCTCTAGTTCTTCAGTAAGTCCTTCAAATGCTTTTGTTACACCTTCAACTTCTGCACCTCTTTTGGCAAGCGCCATAGTGCCTTTCGCAAGTACAGCTACAGCAGCAACACTAAAAGCAGCGGCTATTGCGCCACCGGCCAACTTAGCAACTTTACCCAACCCCTTTAATTTAGTGCTAAACCCTTTAGTATCAGCGGTTACTTTTACTACTAAATTGCCTAATGTTCCTAATCCGAACATTTATTTTTTCTTCCTCAAGTCTTTGCCTCCAAGGGCAGTATTTAATATCTCAACTATTGATATTTGTTCTTTCCATGTTTGAGGCTTTTTCTTTATTGTTTCAGGCATAAAATCGGTTGGCTTGTATGATTTTTGCCCCTTACCTCTAAAGACGTTCGCTATGACAGCGCAGATAGTGCCTGCTCTTAAATCTGCCCGATATTCAAGCGGTTCGATTTTATTTTTTTCAATCCACTCTTGTATTTCGTAACTATCCATCCTGGATAACAATTCCTTCTTCGTCATTCCTAGCTTTGCTGCTAACCGAAAGTAGAATAAATACTCAGGATGGTGTTTTAGTTTTTTGCTATCTTCTCTATTACGCCTTCTGATAATCCACAAAGATCGCCAGCAACTTCAAATATTCTTTGAAGTGCTTTAGCTGATTTCTTTCCAAGAGCAAGTACATCTTTCATGTCAAATATTCTCTCACCCTTTTCGTCAATAACACATTGGATCACCAGCTTTGCGCGAATATTCTTAGTGTCGACTTCAGATTTTCCTTCTTTAATTGTCGTAATACTCCCTTCAAAAGCATCCCGCTCTTCCCCGGTCATGCCACGAACACGCACATCACCGCCCCATTCTGGAACTTTCACAATCTTAATCTGTGTATCTGCCTTCTTAAGTATTTGTTCTCTTGTTAGCATTTAATTATCCTTTCTACGCTAACGTGGGTTCTCCTGAAACTGTTAAGGTTACTGCTGCGCCAAGTTTTCCGGCTACATCCATATCTGGAACAAAACCAGTAACCAGGGCTGGGCAAATCCAAAAAGTTGTATCAACAAAAAGAAGTTTATAGTTATTAACTGACCGTTGAGTCATATTGTATAAAAGACCTCCAACTGCTTCTTTATGTGTAGCTCCCGTTGGAACGAAATTAATATCTAATGTAAATTCACCGCCGTCCAACAAGCCGCCTACTTTTTCTCTGAACGCACCAGATGAGCTATGTGAAGTTACATCAACAACTTCTTGAGACAAACTCGGTCCAGAAATGTTTGTTACTTCTGCAATCGTTGTAAATACTTCAGGCGTTGCACCATCACCCATTTGTAATAATGAGCCAAAGGCTGCCGATCCATCTCCTGCTGCCATAATTTATTCTCCTTTCTTTAATTTAATACTGGTAATCTGACAACACATATATATAAATCTGCTGCAGTAACAGCGGCATATAATAGAGCTGTTCCAGACTGATTCCAGCCTTCCGGCTTGAACGGGCCAAACCAGGCATATTCTCCTATCCCAATAGAATAAGTTGTAATATCGCCAGTTCGTTTTGTTTTACCCATAGCAACAGATGAAATGGTTATGGTCTGTGCGCCAGCATTGTCATTTCTGATCAATATTAATTCACGCCCAGTATTTGTAAAGCTAAACCCATCTGCGAAGTCTGCTCCTGATGCCGTCCATGTAAAATCTTCCGCATTAGCGGTAAGCGGTAGTGCTGGCCAAAATCCCGCTGGTTCTTGTACTGTAATACTTAGTCTTGCCATTTTTATTCTCCTTTAGGCACTCTCTCTGTGCCATGCTCTAACTTCTATAAATTTTCTATATCTTCCTGTTTCTGGTTCATAAGTAGCCATTTGATTTCTTATAAAACTAACTCCTGGACTGCCACCAAAGTTTGTTCTTATTCCACTAATAAAAGGGCGCAACTCTGCATAAACTTCTTCCCTATCTAATGCTGTGTCTGCCCATATATTTACATCAAAATCACCATCTTCTAGATCAGAAGATCCAGAATGAGAATATTCAGGTATTCCGTAAATTCTGCGACACGTTATTGCTGGCAATATAGGATCCTGTGGCAACGTATCTGTATAAACACGCTCACTCACTGTTGAAACATTAGCTGCTATATAATCCATCAATCCAAATTCAAACGCCACTTAATGCCTTCCTTATTAATACCTTTACTGCATCCCCAATTTCTTTTTGTACCGCCTTCTCGTTTTCTGCAAGCGCAGGTCTTAAGAACGGTTGTCCAGTCATTTTACTTGTTCCATATTCCTGATGAACTGCGTACTCAACATTAGTGCCTACTAATAAAGTTACACTGTGAGGCTTGATTTCTTTTCCTCCAACATCGCTATATGTTCCAGCAACGTCATTAGGCGCAAAGTCTGGCGCTGATTTTCCTACATGACCCCCAACGTGAATAGACCTGCGAAGCGTTCCAGTCTTATAAGGCGCTTTTACTTTTGCAGCATTATTAACCAACAATGCGCCCGCAAGAGTAGCCTTTTCAAGCAATTTCCCTCTTGTACCCTTATCAAGTTTATTTAGATTAGCTTTGAATTTCGCCAATCCAGCAACTACTTCACTCACTGTACTATCTCTCCTGTTATCCTTGTTAATTCGCTACTGCCATCATGTTCAACTAAAAGAATATCGTAATAATCTGTGCCAAATTTAACTCTATATGTTTCTTCGATTGTGTTGTAATATCCTGCTATTTCAATGATGCTCACATTGGTTGCATAGGTCTGATCAGGTCTTTTATACTCGCCTCCTTTTTCTGGTGCTTTCCTGCACGGTAAATCTACATGCCCTGCTAAATCTACCCATGTTTTAATTGGCTCATGTGCAGCGTCAAGTGTTGTGGTAAAGTCTTGAATAGTACACGTTGAAGGGAAGAAATCCGCTTCTGCTTCAAGCAATGCACCATGAATGATTGTCATTCTATTCGCCACTTTCTAAAGCCTCATCAATGATTCTTTCTCTCAAGCTGAAATCGTCATAAACTAATTCAGCATAGTCGAAGGGGCTATAATCAGCATCTTCATCTGCCTTAGCTTGATCTCTTAATAACTTAGCACGCTTTAATAGTTCCGCGCTTTCTGCTGGACCGTCCGTACTAAGGTCTAATAGTTTGATCCGCTTTTGTACTAATACTTCTGAGGAAGCTATTGTTTCTAACGCTAAGGCAGCAGCTTTTTTTATACCGCTTGATTCCAATGTAAGAAAACTGTCTATCTCATCATCAGAAAATATCTCATAAGCTGCTACTGAATCAGTACATAATAAACGTACTTTTCCTCTATCGGTAGATAAATCATAAGTGAAAGCCATTAGTCAGCCTTTCTCAATTCAGCTTCTAATTCTTCTTTCTCGTGGATATATTTTTTTAAATTCTCAATATCTTCGCGGATAGCTTCATCAATTTTCGCAATATCCCTTAGTATCTTTTCTTTTGAGCGACTCATGTTGCCGCCGTTATGTTTGAACCCGCATCGTCAAGTAAATGGCGATAAATAATGTTGAAGTGAATTACTGCCTCACACCCTCCGCCGTCCGACGTATAACAAAATCGTATATAAGTTTTTGTACCTTCTTTCGCATTGGCAGCGAACGGAGCAAATAAATCAAGTCCAACCGCACCATCAATAATAGATGCATTCGCGGAATCCAATAAAGTCAAAGCCGAAGTGGCAGCTCCTGTTCTACCTATCATTGAATTTACTATCACCCCTGATAAATCCGTTCCTGCCGCCAAAGTCAAATCAGTCGAAGCACCATCATAAATATCAAGATGAGCTGCGGTTATCGCAGAAACGTCTGTTACATCATGAAAGTGTCCGAATAATTGTAAAACTTCTACTGCGCCTTCAACTTCAAAAAGATTTTCTGTTTGAGCGCCATTCGGCGAACCAGTAATAGTTAATACATCGCTTACATTCCACCCGCCTGCTCGTGCAAGAAAAGCTTCTCCTTTCAGCGGGTCTCCAAAAGGCCATGCAAATTTTTGTGCTAAAGGATTTCCGGGCACGTGTCCTGTCATTTTATCTCCTTATACATCCGCATTTGCCACTTCTACAATCCATTCTACGACACACGTACATTGCGCTTCTGCATCACACCAAACGTCGCCGACGTTGTCGATTGCAATTTGAACGCTCGCATCCGGTGTCAAAGTAAAATGATGCGCTTCTGCTTTTGCCTGTGATTCTCCAATGTAAATATCTCCATCATTATCCGGGTCCGCGTGAACAGTTAAATACTGTCCTTGAGGAACACGATGCGCAGTCAGTTGTTGAGCTGTGCCTGGCGCGTCAATAGCCAAAGAACCAGTCTCAAATGATTGCTTATTATCACGACCATATATCGCCATAAGCAAACTCCTTTATTCTTGGGGAGGGATTTGCTCCCTCCCATTATTTGATTTATTTATCCTATCTGGGCATATGCAAATCTTGGATCCAATTGAACACTTTCCATCACCTGTCGCACCCGATAGAAAATATTGTCGGTTGCGAAGTCGCCAGCAAATGGGCTAATTGGCGCACCCGCTGTTGATACTTTGTCTGAATTCTTCATGCAAATTTCAGGTGTTTCGTGTCCGCGCAAGTAGCCAAATTCCATTGCCGCACCCTGCGGAGGATCCGCGAACAGATACCAGGTTGTAGCCTGGTCACCACTCACATCAATGATCGGAATGTAAGGATCTACATGCAACCTTAATCCCATCTGTGGGACTACGTTGGTTGTCGGATAGAACACTGGCCCTGCTGCATTATCAGAAACCATCTTCTGTGCAGAGGTCAGAATCGACCGCGCCGTGAATTCAAGCGCCGGAGGTACGACTAAATGTGCGCCGCGTACCAAAATAGGTTCACCGCTAACCTTAGCTTGAGCAGCCATTAATTCCATAGTTGTCTCAAGGTTGGTTATAGTCAACGCCAATGATCCCAAGTTTGTGATCGCTTGGCCATCGCAAGAATCTGTGATAGTTGCACCGAATAAACTCGTATGTGGACCAGTCGCGGCAACATAAGTTCCAGTTGCTTTAAATGCTTCTGAGCGAATAACTGCGGTTGCGAATCTATCTCCGATATCTCCAAAAGCGTTCATAATGTCGTTGATGATCGATTCCCAAGAAATGTCAAATTGCTTTCCATATTTCTTGAGGTTGTAGCTGTAATAGCAATCGCTCATGGGCGCTACAAGATATTCGCCCTTTTCCGCAACTTCATCAAGCCTATCGTCTGCGCCCTGTACTTTATGCCGTCTAACTGTGTTGAAGTTAGCCAACTTCGCAATTTTGAAATATGGCTTCCAGTCAACAACAGCCGCACGGTATTTTGTTAAAATCTCCCGGTCAATCACAAAGCCGAGCAGGTCCGGGAAGTCGCTCGTAGTCACCACTTCTTTCAGCAGGTATTCCCACCGATGAGAGGGCATTTTCTTTTCGTTTGTTACCAGAGAAACGAAACTTGCAATCTTCGCCTCCGATAATCTCTTTTCGCGGACAGGTGTGTAACCGTTCCACTTTTCCATTAAATTTAGAAATTCCATTATCCTTTTCCTTTTCCGGTGGCTCGTACGCCTTTATCTATATCTTCAAGGGTAACAGCACCTTTTTCAACTGCTAAGTAAGTATCAAATTCTCTAGCCGCTTTATCATTTACGTGGGCCGCGCTCATCGTTTCGATGATCAACAAGTCCAACTCTTTAAGTCTGTTTGCTATAGCTTTTGTTTGCTCACTTAGCCGATAATACTCAAGTGTCATTCCGGACAATTTCTGTCCGTACTCTTGACTTCTTTTTGCGAACTCATCACCAGGATTTATTGTCATTATTCTCTTTCTGCTCTAAGATTGAGCTTCTGAAACCATTATGTAGCGTACATTGCCGTTAATAATGCAACGTAACGCGAACGCTGGGGTATCTGTATTTGCCGCATACTGAACAGCGGACAGATTCACAAATTCAAAAACATTATCACCGGTTGCGTAACCAGTAGCATTTCCATCCATCACAAACCTGTGAATGGAGTGAACCGTTGCAGTTCCAAAATCTGTGGAAACGCCGGCTGCGTAAAGTTCTGACATACCACCGCAAATAGTAGCTCTTTGATTTGCGTCATTTGCAAAGTAAGTAAAGCGTCCGCCAGCAGCCAGCCCTGAAATTGATCCGCCAGTAGTAAATTCAATACCAGCATGGATACCGTGTGCAGTTGCTACTGCTGCAGCGATCATCGTTCTTGGCCGTAATGCCTCACCAGAAACACCTGCTCCAGCTAGGTCTAGTTCTACATACATTGCCCGCACATCGCCAGAAGTTAGCTCTGTTGAATAGCGATATTCACGCGCAATCGTTTCTGCTCCCATTTCATACGGTACCGAGGAAGATCCAACTTGTACTTCCTCTTCATTAGAACCCGGATCCCAGTGAACTTTTACTGCAATCACATCTGTTGCACCTGAATCGGCAGACATTAGCGCATAACCGAAGTGTGCGCTTACATTTAGATCGTAGTTTTTGCTCAATACCGCGGTTGTTTTATTAATGAAGATTTCATCCCCAACTGCAATAGCTGAGTTTCCATCCTGATCAGTAGCAACAACACTTAACGCCCAGATTCCCTCGGTATCAACTGCGATTTGATCAGTAGCCGCAGCACCATCAATCAGTGCAACACCAACAATACTTCCACAAACTACAGGATCTTTTGCGTCCACAAATCCATCGGTGTGTGAAGGATGCGTCCACAGACTTTCATACAGGGTAATGTGCCGACCTTCATAGGTCGAGCTAATCTCTTTCCCTGCTGTATCAAAACCATCATAAATATTAGGCATCTTTTATTCTCCTATTTCAGCCAATCTTTTGGCTTCTTCTAAACTTTTTCCCTGAGCGACATATATCTTAGTCATAGATTCGGCGTAACTAGGTACTTCCTCTTCTGACGCTGTACTTTCACCCAAGCCAGTAATTTTACCTGTTCCAACGATCTTGCCAAGATATTCAAGCTCTTCTTTGACAGATTCTCCAATAACCTTTTTGTAGGCTTCTTTATCAATAGATTTATCTTCTGCAAGAACCGGCTTAACTGATAATTTCTTCGCCAGCCTTTCTTTTGCTAGGTCAGGCATTTCAATTTCCGCTAACTCTGAATTTACAAAGTCGGCAGCTTCCTTCAATAAGGCTGCTACATTAAACTGATCAATCTTTTCATTAGCTTCTTTCAATTCGTCATCTTTAGCCGATGATTCAGTTTCAAGTTCTGCAATCCTATCGTTTGCTACTTTCAAATCTTTTTCCATTTTATTTTCCTTTGGTTTTCTCCCGACTGATTCAAACATCTCAACTATTTGTCCACCAGCTCCAGGAACGGTTACGAAATCAACGCTGCGGGCATTTAATAATTCTTCTATGACTAATCCCTTTTCTCCGTTAACTTCGCCTTCTTCCGCGATACCAGATGCTCTAATGCTCACTCCAATGTGTGGTGCGAGGTCTTTTACAACAGCTTGGTATTTATCGAAAATCTTAGCATCAGCATAAAGTCCTTCACCGGCAACGCCATTCTCTTCATATCTGGCATCGCTAATAAACTCACCTGCTAAATTGTCTAAGTCTCCCTCTGGGCGTTCAAATTCTTCGGATGTGGTCTGATGATTCCAGTACATCTTCACGCCTTTAGTAAATACTTTAGAGCCGTCCCGTTCCAGTACATCTTTTGGATAATAACCGGATGATCCCCAGCCAGGTTGAATAATTTTTATGGGAACAATACTATTCTTTCCCTTTCCTTCTATCAGTGGAACAACACCGCTTTTCATTTCCAATTTCCACTTGGGCAGTCGTTCCTCTAATTCTTTCTTCTCCGCTAAAATGCTGTTGAATTTCTCCTGCACTTCGGTGGTCTGCTCTTTCAACCATTTATCCATAAGCTATCTCCTTTAATAAATAAAAAGCGACAATCATTTCTGAGTGCCGCTATTACGGTGGCTATTATTAAATTGTGTTAGGACGTTTACAAGAAACGCCTAATTTATTATACCATACTTGTCAACAACTATTTCTTATATTGCTTGTTCCTTTCGGCATACTTCACTTTACTTAACTTCTCCCTCCGCCTGCGTTCTTTGCGGTTGATCAAGGTGTGTTCAATGACTATTTCGCCCTTAGGACTTACTCGCTTTTCTTTCTCGGCCATTATTCCTTCCCTCCATGCGGTTGAGGTGCTGAAGGGCGCAGGTTGTATTTCTCTTTACATTCAGGGCAGGTGTAAACTTTCCACTTCACTGAAATAGTAGCCTTGAAGCTGGTCCCACATTGAGGACACACAAAGTCAACTGATGGCTTTCTTTTCAATACACGTGACTTCTTGACTACTTCTTTCTTAGCTTTTGGTGGTGCTTTTTTAGGTTTCTTTGCTTCTGGTGCGCTCTCTTCTTTGGCTGGTTCTTCTTCTTGCTCTTCAGCCATGTTGATCATTTCTTCTTTAGGTTCTGACATTATTTACTCCTTTTTCTTACATCCACAATCTTTCTTTGACGGGCGGATATTGTACTCCGTTCCGCATATACACGTTACTACATACCATTTAGTCGATGTTTTTACTTTGAACACATTCCCGCATTTATGACAGGTGAAGTTGACTTTAGCCACATCCATCTACCAACTCCCTTATAGTTCTTTTTATATCTATTGAGAACTTTTCTACGATAATTTTTACTGGTAAATCTAAGTGCAAACTTCATGTGCTCGATCGCTTCTTCTTTTAATAATTCCCAAGCCTCTATGGTATCCAGCTTTCCTCCTGTTCTAATTCCTTATACCAATCATGCGCTAATTTCTTTGCCAGTCGATTGCTTCCGTTCTTGAGTATAATACATTTCGGAATCTGGTCATAACGAAAATAGTAATACACTTGACCACGCTTACGCTCTGTCTTTTCCAGTATTATCTCGTTTCTGTCCATCTTTTCCCTTTCTTAAATAAACAGTTGGTTTTGCATGTCTGTTAGGAATTTTAGTTCGCGGTAAATCAAGATAAGTTTCTATTGCTCCAATCTGGATAAGCCATCCCTGCCTGAGTGATAATAGAAGCTCTCGGAATTCGTTTGTAGGTTTAGCCATTTATCCTCTATCCATTGTTCCAGTATAGTATTTCATGACAGTATCTAGTTCTTTGTTCGTTAAATCTGGTAACATTTCCTTTACTGAAACATCACCACTAGGTTTAAGAGGTGGGTATTTTGGTAGCATGGAAGCGGCTAACTTAAGTTCTTTTGTTGTTAATTCGAGAAGATCATTGCGAGTATTTGTCATCATAAACCTCCTGAACAATATCTCCTATTGCCTGGGCAATCGGTCTTGGTGTTGGATTATTCATATATTCAGCAAGCCCCTCTGCTATAAATTCTGCTCTATTCTTTTTTGCATACTTAGATAATTCTGATTCAATCAATTTGCTAGATTCACGGCGTAGTTGTATTATTTTGTCATTAGTTGATAATCCTAATAACTCATCCAAGGCATGCGCTGTCTCGTGATCAAAAAGAGATTTAATTGTATCACATCCAACTGGATGATAGCCTGTTTTTACATCATTCGCTAAGTGTTTTAACATTTTCGCAGACTTATACTTACTGTTTACCAAGAGACCAGTATATTCTTTCGCGTGCATATAAGATGCAGCATAAGAATTTGCAGGTGCTTTGCCAACTATTTTCCGCACTCTTTTCTTCGCGAGTTTTAATATGTCTGCGTCTGTGTACCAATCAGGAGCTACCCTTTTTATATCTTTAATTTCTAATGGTAAATAATAATCCATTAATTCTTTATTCCTTGCTTGGATAGTTCCAGTGAAAGAAAAACCACTCTTAACTTTCGGATATCGCTCAAATGCTCCTGTCAATCCTCTATTCCATTCATTCGCGATTTTTAAATCCGTGCCTTTGTAATTAGCTTTATCAATACCAAGTACATTTGTGGCATATTCATTAGCACCAGTTATTGATTTTGCATTCACAAATACATCTTGATTTAGTAAGAAACCTCTCCCCTCCTTCATCATTCTCGTCAATAACGCACATCTGCAACCAGGAAATCTCAACGGTCTCATATCGCCACTCGGAAAAGCGTCATCCAAAGGTATCCAGCCTGCATCTTCATTTTCCATACAGCCATCACTAACCCTATCATCTCTTGAGGTCAGCCAGCTTTTTTCCATTGGTAAACCAGCACTTTGTAATGATTGAGATTGTATCATGCTGGCTTCTTCATAAGCGTTGCCTGTTTCTGTGACAGCAATCAACTCAGCCCTTGATCTAATATGCTTCTGTGGTTGCCCTACTGCAAATTCATTAAACCGATTCTTTATTTCTCTGGCTGTCTTTGCATAGCTCCATCCTTCATCAGTAGATTTAGTAATGATCGTGTTTAGATAATCTTTTGTGGTTATATCTATTCCTGCAACTTCTACTGCTCCATAATTTTCTAACCATTGAACAGCCATTGGATTCTTCAACGTAAACGCTAATGCTCTAGTTAATTCTGTGGGTGGTTTTAATCCTGCTAATATCATTGACTGAATAACTGCGTCATCTAC